TCTTACTACTCTGAACATGTGATCTTCAGCTAAGGCACCTACGTCTAATGTAATAGTCGACTGTCCATTTTTAGCATCTGTAGCAGTAAAGTCATTTACGTTTCCACATTGACCGTGGGCCGCTCTTGTTACCGCTGCATCTGCTTTGATAATGTACTCTTGGTGTGGATCGTCATTAACGAAACCAATACCATCAGTACTGTTAGTGTTTGGGTTTGTTCCAAAACGTTGTCCTGCTGCAACTGAATTTGCGAACGTTGGTTTGTTTGTAGTGTTGTCTACGAAGAAAGCACCATTAAACACTCCAACTAATAACGCTTCAGTACCAGAAGCGAAATCAATTCCGCCTGCACCTGTATCATCAGTTGTAGAGAAACTTGCGTCTTGTAAATAACCTTGTGATCCAGAAGAGTCTTCTAGAGACACAGGATTACCTTTGAACAGACCAACACCAGTGTTATCTTTGATTGCGTACTTTGACTGACCAGAGATAGCAGGCGTGTTGCCTAATCTCATAGCAGCTTTAAGTCCGAAACCAGTTGTACTAGCATTTGCCATAGTTGTTTCTCCTTGTGTACTCGTTCTTCAACGAACGAATACGGTTTATAGTTACTCGATGATAGGGATTAACCCGAGAAATAATTTATTTCTTTGTACCACCGAAGGTTACACGAGATTGTCTATCAACATTGATAGGCATCCTCTTATCCTGCTCCTTCATAAGATCGTTTTCTACTGCATCGTTTCGGTCTTCATGACGTCTAGTCATGTAGTCCTGTCTTTGCTTCGCGATCTCGATCGGTACCTTCGCAAGTAGAAGGCCACCAACTCCGATTACCCCCTTGTATTTTCCTTCTTCAAGGACTGGATAATCACTTGCATTTTCGACCTCCTCAGAACGAACTAACTCATAACCTTCTCTCAATCGTCCAGTTATGTTCTTCGTATCTTGAAAGCCGACTACCTCAGCTCTTATCCATCTGTACCTGAATCCATCAGGTGCAGGGGGTGCATCTAAAGATGACGGTGGAACCCATACCTTTGGTCTTTCAGATTTAGACCTAGATTGGTTCGCACGGGAAGTTTTCATATTATCTTTTTCCATACGCTATACCTCCTTCGTGATATTTAATTGTTTTGCGTACTCTTCGAGTGGCACACCTAATTTTTTAGCTATTGCTACCTGTGATGATGTGAGTTTCACAGTTTTACGGCCCGGCCTAACAACTCGTTTTGCCGAAGCTACCGTTTGCGTCGGTTTATCCGACGTATTGGTATCTTTTATATCAAACTTATTTGGGAATTCAAGCCTTATTCGCTTGTCAACCTCTGCGTAATATTCGTCTGATTTAGGGTCGTAACCTTCTTTTTCCACTAGATCCTTATGTATTTCAAAGGCTGTGAATGTCATTGGTCTATCCGTGCCAAACCAACTATTCTTAGTAGCCCACTCTTGAGCTTTAGGATCAGGGTCAGAAGGAAGTTCACTTGGTGTCTCTTCAGGAAGTTTGACCGCATCAGCTAGCTTTGTAGGCTTTTCTTCTGCAGGCTTTTGTTCCTTCATGACATTTAGTCTAGCTTCATCAATAGACAATGCAGCAATTCTTTTCTGAGCATTGACTTGTGCAGTAGCATCGCCAGCTTCTATCGCTCTCGATAGTTCTGATTGTGCCATCTCCATTCCATCTTTAACTCTTTTTTCAAATTGAGTTACATAGTCTTTATTGACTTGACCAAACCTAGAATCCAAAGACTGTCTTTTGCTTTCAACTGCTTTTGCATAATCCAAAGCGGCTTTTTCTCTCCGCTCTGCTTCACGCATCTTACGAGTTAGTTTAGCAATTCTAGCTTGAACTCCTTTACTATAGTCTTCTAATTCGTTATCCTTTTTTTCTTCAGGCTTCGTTCCTTCTTTTAATTCTTCTTTTGGTTCTTCTTTTACTTCCTCTTGTTTCGTTTCTACTGCTTCTAGTCCTTCTTTCGGCGCTTCGGTATTTACTACCGACTCGTCTTTTTGCTCTTCAATGTTAACCTCTGCACCTTCACCAGATGTATCAAGGTCAACCATTTTTTCCTCTTTAGGCATAGTGTTCTCCTTCTATGTTAAAATTCATGCAAGATATCCTCTGGATTCTTGATGGTTGCTAAAACTTCGTCGTCGTTTAGCAGACGTATTTCCCCACCTTCTATTTTTATTCTTGATCCAGCGTAACGGGCAAACATTACCCATTGACCCTCTTTGCACCAAGGACCATCAGGATATCTATCCTTGTCCTTGTAACAATCTGGACCCATTCGTAAAACTAAACCACATTGTGATCCTACTTGTTGTCTCTCTAAGGTTGACTCGGCAAGAACTAATCCGCCTTTTGTTTTCTCTTTCATCTTGAAAGGTAAAACTAGCAACCTCCAACCAGTTGGTTGTGGTAGTTTTTCAGAATCTTGTTTTGATGTATCTTTTTTGACTCCTACCAATTCTTTATTCGGTAGTTTTATTGTTGATGTCGATGACTGTTCCATGTTGCTCCTTATCTTCTAGCAGGTTAGAGAGTTCCTGTTTAGTGGCTTCTAAAGCCGTTATCTGTCCTACTATATAGTTATATTTTGTCATACTGTCAATACCGCCGGACGTTAAAGCTGCTGACAATTCGTCATTTCTTCTATTTAAATACTTAATTAACTTATTTATCGTAGTTTCTAATTGCATTATCTTTCTCCTAGTTTTTTCTTAAATTTGTGTACAAGCTTTCTTGCTTTTCTTTCCATCGTTTTATTTTTCTTTTTCAAAGCTGCACCCACGTCCCTTCTTGCAGACATAAGTTTTTTAACCAAACTTTTTTTGTATGGTCCCTCTTTGAGATTTGACACTCTGTATAATTTACCATTAAACCTTCTTCGTCTTTCTGATCGCATCTTTGCCTCTTTTAAATATGCTCGCCACCTGTCTCTTACCCATGACCTTCGCTCTTTGCTCACCAACTGTGAGGATTTGTATTTTTCTTGCAAAGGGCTTGCTGATTCGTTTAACTTTTGCAACAGTCTTACGAGCGTCCGCAGGGGTCGCAAACTTAATTCTAACAGTGTCTCTAGGATTCTCATCTGTGTATAGTCTCCTCCCAGAGCCTTTTGGTTTTTTACCTGTTCCTACTTTCGGGTCAGCCATTTAACATTTCCATCTTCTGCGAGCCTGTCTTAGTCTTGAGTTAGGATCTTTAGCAGCTTTTGGAAATTTTTTCATTTGTCCAAGTGATCTTGCACAAAATGATTTACGTCTTTTAGCAGCTTTTGATCCTGGCTTGACTTTTCCAGTGACCGCTGTTTTTAGTTTTGAACCAGGATTTAATCTTCTGTAGGCTTTGACCCCGGCTCGTGTCATACCTGCTCCAGACTTTGTAGGTCTAAAGTTTTTCTTATTTCTTGCTGGCATAGTGCCTCTTGCAAACATCTGTCTAGACATTTGATTTCTGGCTATCATTACATGTACCTCATTCGTGTCATGTCCACCATGCCACCCATTGCTTTATTAGTTCTCTTTGCGATTGTTTTTACGTTTGTAGGTTTAGGTCCCACATTGGCAGCTGCCCGTTTCCTGGCAACGGCAGATCTTCT